AGAAGCCCAGCATGTTGTTGTAAATATGTGCTTTCAGATGGGGCCAACTGGACTTAGTAAATTTAAACACATGAACCAAGCGGTAGAAGATCAGGCTTGGGGTCAGGTTGCACTAGAGATGGATGACAGCAGGTGGAGCCGACAGACTCCAGAAAGAAGCAAAAGGTTAAGGTTGCGAATGCTTGCATTGGCAGACAGAGATGACTAGGAGATAAAAAATGATTTTGCCAAGTAACGATCCCGAAATGTACAGAAACATGAACTCTAACCCTAAAATGAGAGAGCTAAGAGATCCTAGTGTGTTACCTGGAGCAAAAATTGCGAGTAATCCTTTTATGTCTCGTTCAAGTTCCCCAGAAGGATATAAATTTCATGATATCCAACAATATCCAACAACATTGACTAGATTAGATCATATGGAACGACCAGAATATAACTTACAGAGAGTAAATCCAATGCAAAACGCTGGAATATTTGGAAACCCATATCAAACTGGAAGAGGCTACGGTGGTGGCTTTGGCGGTGGCTTTGGCGGTGGCTTTGGAGGAGGTTTTGGTGGAGGATCTGGCAGACAGCAATACAATCCTTACGGTGGAGGATTTGGGAGCGGCTTTGGTGGTGGTTATATGGCTCCTCTGCCAAGCCCTTATCGCAACCCATACTACATGGACTCTTTAAGAGGCGGTGGAATGGGTCAGGTAATGCCAACTAACATACCTTATAGAGATCAAGGATATGGATCTCCTATGATGAGTCAGAACCTGATACAGTCTCTTGGTGGGCCTCAAAGTAGCTTCAGAAACCCTAATAGACCTTACTCTACAATGAACATGCTTAATAGATTTAGAGGCGGTAATCCTTACCCGATGCCATATCCCATGCCTTCACCCTATGGGGGCGGGTTTGGTGGAGGTTTTGGAGGAGGAATGCCCGGAAGCGGAATGAGTGGTAAAGGTGGTAGAATGCCTATGCCCGGAATGCCTCCTGAAGATCAAACTGGAGGTATGCCTCAACCCGGCACAGGAACCCCTCCAACAGGAACCCCTCCAACAGGAGGAGAAGCTCCTCCAGCAGGAGGAGGAACCCCCGAAACAGGAACACCTCCAGCAGATACCATGACTGACTCGCAAAGAAATATTCTTGCAGAACAAGGATTCACAGAACAAGAAGCAAGAAATGCGTTTGATGCGATCATACAAAACCAAGAAGGAACGCTAGATCCTAGATTTAAAGATTTAATTGGCACAGGTTATTACAGAAGAATAGGCGAAGCCTTTGGATTAAAAGATGCCGCAGGTAATCCAGTTACGCTAGGAGGCGCAACAGCCGTTCAAGGGATTGATTATCCTGGGCAAACTATAACCCGTGCGCCAAGCGAAGAACAATTAGCCCAGTTCCAACAAAACATCCCACAAGCAACTGAGAGCGAGGTAATTCAAGCTAATCTTCCTGAAGAAGTCATTGACCCGGAGGGAGGCCAACCACGGACTGATGGTGGTTATGACGGAAGCGGCATCAATCCTGGCGGTATGTACAATAACCCAGGATACTGGGGCTATGGTCCTCAAAATCCTTTTCTTGGTGGCATAGGCGGTTTATATGGAATAGGCGGTGGAATGATACCTAACTTTTCTGGAATGAGATTCTACCAATAATGCCGCTACAGAAAATACAATTTGCGCCAGGTGTAGACAAGGAGGGAACTGAATACACCGCAGATTCTGGATGGTTTGATTCTGATAAAATTAGATTCAGAAAAGGCAGACCAGAAAAAATAGGCGGCTGGACAAAATATAATCTTGATTCCTTTCTTGGAATTTGTCGGTCTATTTTTGCGTGGGCATCTCTGGAAGCAATCAAGTACATAGGTCTTGGAACGCATTTAAAGTTCTATGTAATGGAAGGGATTAGCCCTACTGACGTTACCCCGCTTAGATTAACGACATCTGCTGGCGATGTTACGTTTTCCGCTTCTAATGGTTCATCAGTTGTTACAGTTAACGATACAGATCATGGTGCGGTGCAGAATGACTTTGTAACCTTTTCTGGTGCAGCTACTTTGGGCGGCAATATTACTGCCACAGTCCTGAATCAGGAATATCAGGTTGTTAGTATCACAAGTGCCAATGCATTCACAATCACGGCAAAAGACACATCAGGAGACACTGTTACAGCTAATAGTAGCGACTCTGGAAGTGGTGGTGGATCAACGGTGGGAAGGTATCAGATTAATACCGGACTAACATATTATGTTTCAGCGGCTGGATGGGGATCAAACCCCTGGGGAAACGGAACATGGGGCGGTGCTGCTGCGTTAAGTGTTGCTGGTCAGTTAAGACTCTACAGTCAGGACAACTTTGGCGAAGATCTTGTATTTAATGTAAGAAATGGCGGCATCTACTATTGGGACGAGTCAGGCGGTTTATCTGCAAGGGCAGTTAATATTACCGCTTTAGGAGGGGCATCTGATTGTCCTACGATCTCTGCACAGGTGCTTGTCTCTGATAATGACCAGCATGTTGTTGCTTTTGGTGCAAACACATTAGGGTCTGCCAACCAAGACCCTTTATTGATTAGATGGTCAGATCAGGAATCAATTACCAACTGGACTCCTACAGCAATAAATACTGCCGGTGGGGTAAGGATAAACTCCGGTAGTCAGATTGTTGGTGCTGTCCAGACAAGGCAGGAAATACTGGTATGGACTGACGTATCAGTGCATTCGATGAGGTTTGTGGGTGCGCCTTTTATTTTTCAGTTTACAACTATTAGCTCTGACGTTTCCATGATATCCCCTAATGCCGCAGTCAATGCCAGAGGGAATGTCTATTTCATGGATAAGACAGGATTCTATGTATATAACGGAGCAGTTCAGCAGATACCATGCTCTGTCCAGAACTATGTTCTGTCGAACCTCAATGTCAGTCAGGCATATAAAGTATTCGCGGCTGAGAACAATGCTTTTTCTGAAATCATCTGGTTTTACCCTGTAGGAATAGGAGCAACAGAGATTACTAATTATGTCAGCTTCAATTACAACGAGAATCTCTGGGCAGTGGGAACTCTGGGAAGAGGAGCATGGCTTGATTCTGGTGTTCTTGATGGCCCTATCGCATCTTCAGTAATAACTGAAACAGATGCAAACTACGCATACAGCCATGAAGTCGGGTACAACGCAGACGGACAAGCTATGACAGCCTATATAGAGTCAGGCGATCTTGAGATAGGAGATGGTGAAAGATTTATGATGATTGATCGCGTAATCCCTGATTTTTCGTTTAGCGGGACAGGAGATGCTACTGTTGACATGACAATAAAAGGAAGCAATTATCCGCTTGAAACCCCTTCTTCTCTTGCTACTGCGACAATTACATCGACCACTACACAGTCTGATGTAAGGGCAAGAGCAAGACATGCAGTTCTGAGGCTGGAATCTACAGGCTCCGACTATGGCTGGAGGCTTGGTGGATTCAGGTTTGGCATGAGACAGGACGGAAGAAGATAATGGCAGATGTCAGAAGAAACCCTTTGCCTGTTCCTTTGCCTGATTATGATAGTCAGAACGAGTCACTTACCAGAAGAACAGTAGAATTTGCGTTAGATCAGCTAGAGACAGACGTTGATCTGGCTAAGACGCAAGGAGACAAACCGGGTTCTCTGGCTATGAGAAGGTTTCAGTTCCTTCTGATGGGGGCATCGTGACTGACGTTATAAAAGTTTTAGGTCAGCTTGATGTTAGCGCGACAACAATCACCACTCTCTACACGGCCCCAAATCTTACTCAGACAACAGTAAGCTCTTTGGTTATATGCAATCGTGGGGGTTCGGGAATTACCTTCAGGGTTAGCGTCCATGTAGGTGGTGCAGGAGCAGACGATAAACAATTTATTTTTTATGATGAAGACTTGGCGGCAACAACAACCAGAACAGTGGTAATAGGCATTTGCCTAAATCAAACAGACGTAGTAAAGGTTTACTCTAGCGCAGCAAACGTAAGCTTTAACCTATTCGGAGTGGAGACAAGTTAAATGTATCAACAACAACCAAGACAAATGGAAGGCATAGCCGACATATTAGCTAATCAAGGACGATATGGAGACTCCATGTTGGTTCACATGAACCCTGTTGAGGTTCAAGGGCTGGCTTCTTTGTCTCCTACAGGATCTCTCACCATTAACCCA